AAATCGTCTGGCGTGATCTCCATTCCGCTTGCTTGGCAGATGAGGAATCCTTTTTCGTTGACCGTCGCGCGCTCTTTGTGTGCGCAGTTCTTGCACCGCGTCACGACCACGGCATCAACGGTGGGAGCCTGTTCAATACAGCGCAATGCCTTGCGAATACCACCACGCATCTGGTCTCCGGCATGGAACGGTTTTTCTGTTCCAAGCTCATACGGAGCGGTAGTAATAGTCCTCGGAATCTTGTCACGCTCCTCCAAAATTGCTTTTACTACCGCATTAGCATCAATTAACCGAGACACGATAATTCCTCCTTGCAAGGGCTTTTTCTGCCGTCCAGCCTCTATGCACACGGTTATTAAGCGTGCTTCTATTGATACCGAGGATATCCGCCCATTCGCTGACCGTGTGCTTTTCTCCGTTATATTCCAGATATACGGTGTTCCTGCGATTGTTCGCCTGTTCTTTTGGAGTAGCCCATGTGCAGTTATCGGGGCAGTAGTTCCCGTTTACATCTCTGCGTTCTAAAGACATCCCCTTGCAGAATCCGCTTTCTTTCGTCCATCTCTCAAACGCTTCAATATCGTGCCATTCATCACAAACAGAAATCCCACGACCTCCGTAAAACGGATAGTTATTTGCTGTTTTTCGATAGCATCTGTCCATCATGGAATGGTAGCTACCGTACCACGGTTCTTTGTAGAAAGAACGTCCTTTAATCAGCCTCATGCTTGTCCTCCGTCCTATACAGGTCTGCAAAAGTTTTTGTGACTTTCACAGTTGCAATATCTCCGAACTCCTCACACAGCATATCTTTAACGGCTGTCTCCATGTCGTTGTGAACAGCGGCCTTCAATTTTTCAAACGGAAGCAAATTCTGCGTGTTCTCGTCAACGGCAATATCAATTTCAATTGTTGCTGCAAACTTTCCTTTAATCATGCTTATCCTCCTCTCCGGAACGGCGATTCCATGCTTCAACGGCTTCTCTATATGGATTTTCAATCCACTTGCTTTTGAATTTGAAAAGTGTGCCGCATTTTCTACACATCAAGTCCAATGTCATAATGTGTTTCCCGTAGTTACATAAGCCACCACGTTCTTCAATTTCCCCACCGCAGAACGGGCACGGTTTTAGGTCATCCATCACTCCACCTCCTGCATCCAGAACTCGCGGCGACAATCTCTGCACATTTGTTCTGGATTATTACACTCGCCGTTACTATCTCTGTGAGCGGCAGAAATAGACATTGGGCAAAGACCCACTACCCCGTTCGCATCAATTTCAGCCTCTGGATACTGCTCCAGAAACACGCTCTGCCGCGTCTTGCGAGGGTGCTCCTTCGACCACTGCTCAACGGCAGCGACGATTCTCTTGTAATCTTCATCAGGCGCAACGTCGCTGACGACGCATTTGCCCCCTTCAAGCGGGCAACCCTCGCAATGCCTGTATGAGTCGCACATTCTTCTGCGTTCCATCAAAAATTCTAAAGCGTCCATTCTTTCAAACCTCCTCTAAAATCTTAAACATTTTTACAACCGTCTCGACCTCACCAGTCTTGACGAATTTGCCATCATCAAGTTTCTTGAATTTTGGCTTATCCTCAAGCACAACCTTGAGTACATCGCCAGCTTTGCAGCTATGGCTTGTTGCCCATCGCTTGTCAACCTTGTAATGCCGCTCAGCCCCATAACATAGATTGTACAACCTGAGCCATGCCGTGCCATAGCTTGTTGTTTCAACGCCGAGCACAAGCCAATCGTTTACATCTCGGCTTGGGTCAGAACCGTCGACGTATCCAAGCAACTCTGCTTGCCATCTGAGCTTGTCGACAATGGTTGTGCGAGGCATATGCAACGACCTCAAGATGCCCAAGATGAGTCCACAGTTGTCAAGCCCGCTTGCCGTCTTTTCCGTCATCTTATCGGCGTTATCTTTGAGGATATTGATATTGTAACCCATCTCATTCCATTTGTCAAGTTTAATGTTCTTGCATTTGTAAAATTTATTGAAAATTTCTACGCCAAGCAACAAAGCCTTAGCTGAACCAAATTCCTCAAAGTACCCAATCTTGATGAGGATGTCAAGCTGCCGACTATCAGGTTTGTCTTTGAGCTGTTGGAGCGCAAACAGCACATCGATAAAATTTCTGAACTGCATATCGCGCATACCATACAATGCTTCAGCTACTTGTTCACTCATATACTTGATTGAGCCAAGCCCCTTATAGATGCAGTTGGTCTCTGTGTCACAGAAGTATGCCGATCGTGAATGTCTGAACTTTGGCGGCTTGATGCCGATGCCAACCTTATGCGCATACGCCGTGAGTGCGCCCGTCTTTTCCTCTTTGCCTTGATTGATATTCAGCGCCACGGTCAAGAATTGAAGCGGGTAATGGTATCTGAGCCAACCAGACACATAGCCCTCATAGCTGTATGGCTGGCTATGATTAAGACTGAACAGATAGTTACTTGCATCCATGATGACCTGAATAAAATCCGCGATAACTTTATCCGATTCCTCTTTGCTCATGCCGTATTGCTCTGCCATGGTCTTAGCAAAACCAGCCTTAATTTGCGGGATATCTTTCTCTGTGCCAGTTTTCTTTGCAAAGTGACGGCGGACAATATCTGCCTCGCCCATAGTATATCCACAATACTGATGCAGGAATTGAATAATCTGGCATTGGAAAACCAGATACCCGAATGTCGGCTTCATAAATTCGTCAATCGCTTCGTTGCCAGATTTACGAATCACGCCATTAGCAAGGTCGTCACGGTACGATGCGCCAGCAGGACGAATCGCGCCATTGCCAATACTCAGCAACGTCATATAGTCCACGTTGGGGTTGAGCTTCTTAAACTTTTGGATGTTGCTCTCAGATAGCAGTTGCTTGATATATCTATCTCCGGTTGCGCCTTCCCACTGGAATATTGCCGTGGTGTCATCTCGTATGCTATCCCATACAGCTTTGTCATTGATGTCGACATTGTCAGGCGTTAAGCGTTCAATGCCAGCCAACTTACACGTTTCATTGATTAGCTCGATGGTGTCCAGTTTCAGCAGATCGAGCTTAACATAATTTTGTAAGTCAACCTCTTTCATATTGATTTGGCTGATGGGCACATCGTCTGTCGATGTTGTGAATAACCCCATACGGTCATCAATGCTATATGGCGATACAACTAAGCCGCAAGGATGGTTGCCTACAGACACCACACACCCATTCACAATGTCCACGTATTTGAACAAGTCGGGATATTGCTTGCGGCATCCAGCTTCATCCATCTCAACGCGATTACAAATATTGCCAACCTCATCAAGCGGCATCTGTAAGGCTCGCCCAACATCTCGGATAGCGCCCTTGAGTGCGATGGTATTGAACGTTACAATGTCCGAACAATACAAACCATGCTTGTTGAAGATATACTGCTTAACCTCGTTGATTCTGCTTGGGGGGAAATCCGTGTCAATATCAGACAACGATACGCGCTCTGTATTCATAAAGCGCTCAAAGTTAAGGCCATGCTTAATGCTGTCCATCTCTGTGATGCCAAGCAGATAGGCAATCACCGAGCCATTACATGAGCCGCGCCCATAGCCAACGAGGATGTCTTGCGTCTTACACCATGCGATGATATCTTCCATGAGCAACATGAAGTCAATAGCACCATTATGGATATATGCCTTCATCTCATACTCAATGCGGTCAAGATATTCTTGATAGTTTGGCAACTTGTCAACACCACGCCACTTGATGCCCTCGGCAATCTTAGCTCTGAGCACCTGTTCGCTATCATCACCCCATAGATGCGGATACTTGTAAGAATAGTCAAGCTCAAACGGCTCAACCATATCGGCCACTACATTGGTCATTTCGATGGCGTCAAGATATACCTCCATTGGCAAAGCGTTCTGAATCTTACAGAGCGCCACAAGCTCGTCGTAGCTCAACATCTCAAGGTAAAATTCATCTTCGCCGTCAAAGTGGATGTTCTTGGCTTTCTGCAAAATCTTGCGCCCTTCAACGTGTTCAGCATTGAGCGCATGAGTATCTGTACACATAAGCAACCGTAATCCGCTACGCTTGCTTAATGCCCACAGTGCTTGATTGTATCGCTTCTGCTCTGCGCTGATGTGCGGCTGTATCTCAAGAAAACAACGGTCTGGATGCCGACGAAGCCAATAGAAAAAATCTTGGCGAATAGGCTCAGGAGCCTTATTCAACACGCCTCCCAAGCAAGCCGTTGATACGATGATGTTGTCGCTGGTATTTTTGACATCTTCAATCGTGATACGCGGTACATAGTAAAATGAGTTGTTGTCTCGATTGAAAGATTTGCTGGACAGCTTGTTTAGCTCAAGCACACCAGCGTAGTTCTTAGCGATGAGCAAGCAGTGGTAATTATCTCGAACCTTTTCGTCAAGTGTATTGGTTAGATAAAATTCCTCAGCATGGATATACTTCATGCCAAGCTCTTCCATGTGGAGCTTCTTCTTGACCCAACCAAGCACAGACCCATGCTCACTGAACGCCATTGCCGCCATGCCAAGTTCATGCGCCTTATCAATATATTGATCGTATGGCGTTACCGAGTCAATGTTTGTCACGCCGTTGGATAACATCGAATGCAGATGCAGGATAGTATAATTGCTCAAAGTCAAAACCCTCCTCTCATATAGCATCTACATGATACCATACAAGAGGAGGATTTGTCAAGT